ATCGCGGCACCGTCATGCACGGTGGTGGTTGAGACGGCGTGATTTGAGCGGGGCATCGCCTGTCGCGCGGGCGCCGGCCGCATCCGTTAGCGAAGGTTGACGGTGAGGAACAACGATAGCTCGGTCGCTCGCTGTTCAACGGCATCAAGGTCAGCGTAAGGGAATTTCTCCGGCGCCGCCAAGACCCGCTCAGCAGCGGAAAGGTTGTTTCGAACGATATCCCACTTCACGTCGCTCATGCGATCCCACTGGAAATGGTCGCGGATAAAGCGGTTATCGATGGGGCGGTCTTCGTCGCTTTCGTTGCGGGTCATGGCGGCCTTATCCTCTTGCTTGTGGCCAGTCGTCTGGCCGGTATCCTGATAGGTACGCCTCGACGAGACGACGTTGCGGCTCTCTGATCCGGCGACGGCCGGCCTCCAGGTCGTACTGCTGGGAGCGGAGCTGCTGCCCCTCGTAGCCGAGCATCGCGGCCATCTGCTCCAAAGTGAGCCCGAGCCGGTGACGGGCTCGGGCAATCTCGGCAGGGGTCATCCTGCAGCCACCCACCCGCCAGCATCGCGGTCCCATTTGACCGGGACGGCGCCGGATTTGATAGCGCTTTTGATTGACGCACAGCCCGTATCAACGGCCACATACTGTGCACCGTCGAGCGCGTGACCGATGCTGCTATACCAGCGGACACCGCCGACGCTAGGCCGGAAGTCGTCTTTTTGGGATGCCCGAACGACGCAGTACTCGCGATCGTAGCTCAGCAGCACGATCGGGTCGATTGAGAGGGTGGTTGTCATGGCTGTCTTCCTTCCGGGTGGGCGCGTTGCCCGTTGCTGATGTTTCGAATATAGCCCGCCGCACTGTGTATGTCAAGCGACATACAGTCACGAAATGTTACAGCGGGCTCCTATCGTTGGGTCTCGACTGGCGTCTCGTACATAGACAGTCCGAGCGCAGAGAGCGCCTGTTCAATCTCGCGCACCGCCGGGTCAATTGATGATCTCGCCATCGTCATCTACGCAGTCGTATGTGTAGCCAGCGCCATCGTCGAAAAGCGTTCCCACTCGCACGCCATCCTCGTAGACCGGCCAGCGATCGCAAGCGCCTTGCTTGCTGTCCTCGCCGATGCCATCGCCAACAGCCACATCGTCCAACTGGGCGAACCATTCTGCAAGTGTCTTGCTGCTGTTGCGCACCTTGACACTCGCAGCATCTTCACAGGGCCAGGGTGCATATACGATTTGTGTCGTCATTGTCGTCATCCTCTCGGGTGAGTATGTGTCCAAACTAGGCGCCGGGTCAGCTCGTTGCTGATGGTGTGAATCTATACCAAGATTCTGAAATTGGCTCAACAATCGACTCAACGCCTTCTCGGCTACCGAATGATCCTTGTTGCTATTGCCTTCCGGCGAAAAAACATGATCACCATGGCTATCGCCGGGACCCACCATACCCATCGGTCACGTGGCCCGTGATCCATCGCGGCGGCCATGCTGACCAGCGCGATTGTCACGAACGCGGGATGCAGTACCAACCTGATGAGGGTCGGCAGGACCGCAAGCGCGATCATGCCGAGGATGATTGTCTTGGGATCCATTAAGCGTCCTCCATCTGATCGGCGAGACGCAGAGCATACGTCAAGGCCTTATCGATATCGTTCTTGCGAGCGCGAATCCGGCGATCAATGAGGCGTCCGCCGCCACGCTTCGCGACCGACGCAAACGGCTGCCAGCACTCGACCTCGAACAGCTGGCCCATTGTGGTGCTCACGAGCACGGGCGCCGACGAATCGGCTAGCTCGTACTCGGCATAACCGCTCGCGAATTGCGTCCACAACCAAGGCCGGCCGGCGAACCGGAATGGCGTCTGTCGAAACTCCTCGAGCGCTTTCGCGGGCGCTAGCTTCCGCTTAGAAGATTTGGTCATCATCGCCCCCGCAAATGTACCACGTCACGGCGACCGTGAAAATCAACCCGACAATGAGCTGTGCCATTACACAGCCTCGCTCGGCTTGGCCTGCGACGGCAGCATGGAGCGGTAAGCGCCGCGAAAGTTGGTGGCCTTCTCGCGCTCCTCGGCTTCGCGCGTGCGTGCTTTCGCAGCGTCAGCATGGTACCCCTCGGCTTCCAGGGCGACGGCGGACTCTGCCCATGCTCGGGCGGATTCCTCATGGCGCACGCTGGATTGCAGAAGCGCTCTGCGGATGGCGTCCGGCGCGGGAGTAGCGCGGGCGGGGAATTGCACAACATTCGACATTTGGCGGTCCTTTTCAGTTTCAACAATAAAACAATGGCGGATTCTGTCCGCTCTGTGTGACGCCTGCCTGCTATTTCTCTTGAGCCATCTCTTCCCGTGACTTCGCTATGTTAACTGCGCTTGCTTAATTTAAGGTTGAACTGTTAAAAAGACCAGCGAAAATAAATCAATCGTCGCTCGATTCCACGTAGGGGCCGCGCGACTTGAGCCACTCGACAAATGCGACGATCGTATCGGCATCCATATACAACCGCTCGAGATGCGCGCCGCTGTGACTGACGTTGATATAGCCAGATGACACGCCGGCAAATTTGCCATAGAGCGAGAACGAGCCTTCACCCTTCTCCACATCTTTTGCGTTCGGTTCTTCGCCTCCTAACACGCGCGCAACACGCTGCAGGAGTGCGGCGCCGGACGCCTGGCGAGCCATTTCCGCCGATGCCTTCTCGCGCACCTTCGCCATGAGGGGCGCGGTCGGCTCGAGGACGCGCCGCGTGATTTCTTTCGCGAGAACGTCGGCCGGCTTCGCGCGGTCCATTTTCGCGCTGGGTGCCTGCTCAAACGAGCTGTTCTTGTATTCGAGCACGTTCCAATCACGCCAGTCGCGGCGCTGGCCAGCCGGGGAATTGGGCGGACTCACAGAGCACGAGATGACGGGTTTTTTCTCGTTGTACCGGCCCGATCCGAAGTGCAGTCGCAGTCCGTCCGCGCGCTCATACTGGCACCAATGGTCGCCGCAATCATCGTCGCCAACCTTGCGCCATTCGCCGGCCAGAAGCGGCACGATAGCGGCGGCAACCTGCTTCACTGATATGGTCATGTCACGTTCTCCAAAGAGTTGAGGGGATATGTCTGGCACTAAAACAGCGAACCGCCGTGATCGTATTTGACGCGCATAGACAGGTCATCAAGCCAGTGACGGATGCGCTCCACGTCTTTCGCACGCCACCAATCTTCGGCGATGTGGGCTGCTATTTCCAGGCACACAACGGCCTCTGTTTGCACCATGCTGGCGTCAACGATTTTCATGTCGTGGTTGTCGCAAATACACATGATGTCGGCATGGCTAAAATCCGCATAGCGCAGGAGTTTATCACCTGCCTGTAGTGCGTTCGCGCTGTTCCGCGATCCCGTGCAATGCGTTTCAAGGATGGCGTCGACTATTTCAAGTGCCTGCCGCCATTCCAGAGCCGGCCAGAATGCACCGATCAGCTTGGCGGCCGTCTTGTGATCAAGCTCGTCATGGTCGCGGTCAGCAAGCGTGAGGGCCATTGTCCGCGTGTCAAGGTCTTCGAACTTCTCGACAGCTTCGCGGACCTGTTCAGCCTCTTTCGCCCGCGTCTGCGATTTTCGGAATTGCTCTGTAGACAGAACTGACACGGCGCCGTCAATCCACGATTTCAACTGCGTTGCCGCCATGGGGCCGACGAGCCATGCCTTGGTGTCTTCGCGCCGAATTCCCCACTTGCCATCCTCGGAGCTAACCTTACATTCCGACCAGCCCTTATAGTCGGCAATGATGCGCGCGTTCCGGTGATAGTCGCTGTTGAATTTCATAGCACATTCGTCCGCTGAGTCTGCGATCCGGCTGGAAAAATCAGGCGTCGCCGTACATGTCCGGGCGGGATGCCTCAAACTCGCGCGCCAATTCCTCGTTGATGGCTTCCAGTGCCCAGCGCGCGCCTTGTTCAGCTTCGTCCATCACCTCAAGGGCAGCCGACCACTCGTCGGGATAGTTGGTGAATGACCAGCACGAAGAAGACGCGATTTCCTCCATGTCGTCGTCCGCGCCGGCATAGATCGTGACCACGACGCCAAATGGCGAAGCGCTCTTGAATTCATCGAACTCGTCCAATTCTTGCGCCATGCGAGCGAGCGCAAACAGGTGTCCATCATTGCGCGACATGCCGAGGATATGTGCCTGCTGGCGCAATTCGTTGTAGGTTTGCGAGGGGATGTACACTTTTCCGCCGTCCTGATCGTAATCGACGCCGCGCACGGCTTCCTTTTGCGACAGTCCGCCGCGCGAATTCTTTTCCTCGCCGAACGAGTCCCACATAGGCGACGAATCGTGATCGACCACGAACTGGACGACGGTCATGGTGCCGTCCGCATTCTCGCGCTCATAGGCCGCGAAGCAGTCGCGCATGATGTCTATGTCGCGATCTCGAGCCTCGTTCTCATCCAGTCTAACGAAGCTCATGAATGCGGCGTGCGAGCATTTCCAATCCTTCGCGATCAAGTGCGCCGTCCTCGCTCCGAATCCGGCCTTGCGAAGGCTTGCGAACGGCATCACGCGTTTGATGCGGTATGTTGGCAAGCCGATCGCCGCGCGCTGCAGGCCGGTCATGCGCTTGTTTGGATTGCGAGACATAATCAATTCCCCTGTGTGTTGCAGTTGTGGCGACGGCCGACAGTGCGGCCAATGCGATGACGTAAAGATGGGCGGATACGCGGGACATGTACTCACCTAGATAATCGGTTCATTCACCGTGGTACCAATTTACAGAGTCGCTGTGAAATTTCAATTAAAATCACAGCGTGAATGTGATTTATTTTCAGGCCGCAAACTGGCGCGCATGCATGGCGCGGATTTCCGCGTCAGTGGCGAGGTTTTCGAATTCGTAGTCGGTCAGCATCTCAATCGGCACGAATTCAGCCCTGCCGGCACGACGGACAACAACGCAGCGGCGCCCATTGATGATTGAAGCGTAGCCACGCGCGGCGTGCGTCCAAATCAGGTCGGTACGGATAGGGTCGCGATAGAGGTTTGGCATGGCGTCACCGTCTGATTTTGATTGATGGGCATGGCATGAGGGCGCGACAGAGGGCGGACGCTTCGGAGGCATCGAATTGTAGCGCGCACTCAATGCTTTGTATCCAATCCTTGGCGGTAGGTCCAACGAGGTGGATGCCGCGCGCCTGCCCGTCCTTGCGCCTCTTGCCGGTGACCACAAGCGAGCCGTCCGGCAAGGCACATGCTTGGTAATGGCTGTTTTCGAAAATGACCCGAGTTTTCAATGGCGATCCCATGGCCGACGTCTTTACACCGTCACGGCTCGCCGTGCGTTCTTGAGCTTCACGGTATTCGCGCCATGCCCGTTCAAAGCCAGGCCTGTCAACGTCGATGACGCCTAAAACACCGCGCTTTGCAGCGGCATCAAACTCGCGCGCGCCTCGAATGATGGCTCGCACATAGTCACGCGCCTCTTGCAATGATGGTTTATAACGTCCGATAGCCATAGCGTGGATTCCTTGTGTTTGAGTGTGGCGTGTGATTGGGATTGCGATGGGCTTGGGCGATCTCTGTAGGCGTCATGCGCGCCATGCATCGGCGGCATCGAGGCACGACTCTTGATGGCTGTCAGAGGTAAACAGCACGCTGTCACCAGCCCCCGTCGATCTCTCATTGACCATGTACTCGCCACCGCCCAAATGGGCAATCGTCATGCCATCGTGATCAAATAGCGCCACCTCGCGGCCGGCCATCACGGCGTCAGCGAGGGAGCGCGACATGTCACAAAATCTGGCGTCGGTGTTGTAGTAAAAAAATTCGCGAGTAGCGCAGCGGTCTGAAGCGTCGAATGCGCTAATCACGTCGGCTAGGGTGTAGGTTTGCAGGTGGCTAAGGTCCGATTGCGTGTGCATGTGTGCGGTCCCTTGTGTTTGTATGGCGTTTGATGTTTCAAACATATAATCGATTCGTTTACATGCCGTAAAGAGGCAAAATAGGTTTGTTGCGAATTTTGTGGGATTGAGCCATTGAGGCGCGCATTTTGGGGTGAGACGGTACGCGCAAGCGTGCCGGCGAGGGCGCTCCCTCCTTCGGCTTGCCGCGCCACATCAGCACCACTACAAGAGAGACAATAGCCTATATAAGGGGGAGACACAGGGCATAGGACAAGTGCTCTCACAATTTGTAGCCGTTTCACAGCACGCACGCACACAGCGCCGCACGGCAGCAACCGCACAGCGTTGAGTCAGCAATCCACCACAACACGCTAGCCACACAGCACGCATGCAGCACAAGCACGCATGAGAGGTGGGTGGGGAACGTTGAAAATGTTGAGCTTTTTGGCTTGCATGCATTCCCCACACTCATGCATGCGCACACGCACTAATAGCCAGGGCAGCGCCTGGCACGCCTCGAGCCACACGCCACGCCACACAGCAAGCCGGCGTCAGCCACGCACACGCCAACGCAAAACCATTCCACATGGCCCCAGCCGGATAGGATTATTATTCTCCTCAATCCCGTGGGATGCGTGGAATAGTTTTCTACCAACAGGGCCATTGTGAGCATATTTTTCCTCACAAGGGTGCATGTGCAGCTCGAGATGAGCATTTCACAGTCTGACAGGGCTACACTTTCCATAATGCTAATTATGCGAACGACCACTTTCGCGGACGGTTACGCATGTCAGCGGCGCCCGCCCCCCACCCGACTTCGGCCTTTCGCGGGTCCTATCAGCCGGCCGCTCCCCCACATCTCCGCGCACTCTAGAAACCAATCCTATGTGAATGAACCTGTCCTGGAAAAACGAAACGAATTGCGTATGAACGAACCGATCACAAAAAAAGCGTGCGCACTCGCAACGAACCTGTTATTGTCCATTTGAACTGATCAACAGGAGCGCTTCATGAAATCTGACAACCTTCGCCCCGTTTCCAATCCCGGCTACCTTATGATCGACGCTGGTGCCTCGCTGCTGTCTCCCGAGCTGCTGGCGGCTCTGAGCCAGACTGCCGAGTGGTCAGTCGAGTTGTCTGCCGCCAGCCCTGCGCGGCCCAGTGGCCACGTCGGCCTTTTCGTCCCGGACGCCCACGCGGTGATAATCTTGGCAGCACTGGACGCAGCCATCGCAGCCAGCAACGAGCGGATGCGCCCCACGAAGCCGGAAGCCCACCTCCCGATGCCCGGCAGCCGAGGGATGCGCTCGGCCCTCCTGGGCGCCGCCAGCGAGCGGGGTGGCTGGTGATGGCCATCGCTCTGTTCTCTGCCGCCCTCGTGTCGGTGCCGCTCATTGTCGGCTGGATGCTCGCCCGTGAGCGTAGCGCATGGCTCACGTGGACCAACCTTGCAGCCGTCGCGGCTTCGGCAGTCATGCTGGGGACTGGTGTGTCCCTGCCGGTCGCCATCGTCGCCATTTCAGCCATGGCGCTGTCGTTCGCCATCGCATTTTTCGATTAGGAGGGTTCCTTGTTCAAACGCGTCAGCGTGGCCATGCTTCTTTGGGCTGCGGCCCACATCGTTGCCATATCTCTGGTCGCGGTCGGCGTCGTTCCGGCGCCATCTAATCCAGAGGCGGCAGCCAGCTCCTGCGTCATCGCCTTGTTTGTGGGCTGTGTCGGAGCAGCCCTCGCGATCTTCAGCACTATTGAGGAGTCTTGCCGCTGATGTTCTACGTTGTGACCAACATCAACCCGGACGGACAGCTCGAGCTGTGGAACGGCCGGTCATTCACTCGTGACACCCGCTCCGTGGTGCAATACGAGACCCGGAAGGCCGCCGAGGACGATTCGGTTTCTATCGCCGCCACGGTCGCCGATGCTTTCGTATCCGTCCGCGCAGCCAGCAGGTAGACCATGATGGACGAGTTCGACACGTTCGGGGACGATGGTGAGGTGAGGTCGGCTAGGAAGAGTCAGCCTCAGAGAGGAGATGGTGTGCCGCTTGCCAACAAGTCGACCAGACGAAGGCCGCGACGGATGGCGGCTCATGAAGGCCAGGAGCCGCGCGACGACGTTGACGACATGATCGTTCGCCTGTGGGCGGACAAGTCTCTGTCGATCAAGGCCATCGCCGCCAAGTGCGGACGCAGCGGCACTGCCGTGTTCCGGCGAGCCGAGAGGATGGGCCTGCGCCCCCGGACGACCCGCTCTGGGCCGCCGAGAGACGCCGATCAGTTCCGGGCGGTCTGGGCCTACGTCACAGCCAATCCCGGCGCGACACACATGGAGATCGCCCTGAGCGTGGGCGTCTCGCACGCCAGCCGGGTCGCGAGGATTCTCAGATTGCTTCGTGAGGAAGAGGAGGCATGGCATGCGCGAAAATAATTTCGCGTTCATTCACGCGCAAAAATAATTTCACATTTGAACTTGACAATGCAACTCGTCTCGTGTAAGCCGGTGATATGGGGGCGTGCTGCTGTTTGTTCCCCCGTCTTTGGCGGCACGCTTCCCATCCTATTTAAATGAGGTGTTACGCCTTCGCCGAGGCCGTGTTGTGGACGTGTTCGAATCTTTCGAGGCAGACTGCGCCGCCGCTTCCCCTGTCGGCCGCGCCCTTCGCCCGAATACCCAGGCGGGTGATCAACGCGCTAACACGGCCTCGGTGACTGCCTCGCAGGGTCGGCCTCCACCCACCCCGGCCAGCCAACCCGATGGGGAATGGCGTCCGGGGTGGGTTCGTAAACAGAAGCGCTCCATTCGTCTCGCTGCGGTCGGTGGCATTCCGGCCGACCAGAAGGTTGCCGACGCCGGCCTGGACGAGCTTGCCCAGCGCGTGACCGACGAGCCCCCCGAACCCACTCCAGTTGTCATGCCGTCGCCCCGTGACGTCGTCAAGGACGTGACGGACGTCGACGTGGCTGATGCGCTCCGGGCCGCCTACGGCAACGTGCGCGAGGCAGCGATCCTGCTTGGCTACGGCTCGGCGAGTGTGCGCAAGCGCATCAAGGGCTCGCCCATGCTGACGGCGCTCCTGGCCGACATCGAACAGGACAACCTCGACGAAGTGGAGGGTCGCATGTGGCGGGCCGCCAAGCTCGGCTGCACGAAGTCGGCTGGCGTCGTCCTGAAGGCAAAAGGTAAAGAGCGTGGCTACGGCACAATTACAGACGACGGTGGAGCAGGTGGCCAAGCGCCTCCGGTCAATATCGGGGAACAGGTCGCTCAAGTCCTTGCTGGCCTCGCTGCCGCCCTCGGAGCGCGAGGCGCTGTTGAAGCCCATCTCTCCGACCGTGCTCGAGTTGTTGAAGAAGCAGTGGTTGTACCAGGCGAGGCCGAGCCAGCTACAGCCGGAAGGGAACTGGAACACGTGGGCCTACGTGGCGGGGCGCGGGAGCGGGAAGACCAGGACCGGAGCGGAGTGGACCAACTCGATAGCGGAGGCCAATCCTGGATGGCGCCTGGCCCTGATTGGGGCGACGGCGGCTGACGTCCGCGACGTCATGGTTCTGGGTGACAGCGGCATCATCACCGTCGCTCAGGACTGGAACCGCCCCATTTACGAGCCCTCAAAGCGCGCGCTCACGTGGCCCAACGGCACGACAGCCCTATGCTTTTCGGCTGAGGAATCGTCTCGCCTGCGCGGACCTCAGTTCAATGCGGCGTGGGCTGACGAGATGGTCGCCTGGGCCGACGATCAGGGCACCTGGGACATGATGCAGTTCGGGCTCCGCCTCGGCAAGCATCCTCGCGTGTTCGTGTCGACGACGCCAAAGCCCACAAAGCTCATCAAGGATATCGTCTCGGCTCCTGATACGTTCGTCACGCGCGGCAGCACCTACGACAATGCCGAGAACCTAGCCCCGACGTTCCTCGCGGCCGTCAAGCGCCGCTATGAGGGCACCTCGCTCGGCCGGCAGGAACTCCTCGGCGAGCTTCTGTTCGAATCCGAGAAGGCGCTTTGGTCGCGCGACACCCTCGACAAGACGCGCGTGAAATCCGCGCCGCCTATGAAGCGGATCGTCATCGCCATCGACCCGTCCGCCTCGGACAAGGAGACCTCGGACGAGTGCGGCCTGGTCGCGGCGGGTCGGGGTGAGGACGATCACATCTACGTGCTCGAGGACAGCACCGAGCGCATGAGCCCCCAGAAGTGGGGCCAGAAGGCGCTGGGCCTCCTTCAGAAGTGGAAGGGCGACCGGATCGTCTGCGAAATCAACAACGGTGGCTCAATGGTCGAGAGGGTGATCCGCACGTCCAAGTTCACGACTCCGGAAGGCATTGTCGACGGACGCTTCGTCCCGGTTCGCAACGTCACAGCCACCAAGGGCAAGTTCACCCGTGCTGAACCCGTGTCCGCCCTGTTCGAGCAAGGCCGCGCCCACATGGTCGGCGTGCACACGAAACTTGAGGACCAGCTTGTTGAGTGGGAGCCCCTAGGCAGGCGGAAGTCGCCAGACCGACTCGACGCCATGGTGTGGGCGATCACGGAGCTGGCCGTGATCAATTCCGGGCATGCATTCTGGTGAATTGAGATTGTCAATTGCTTACACAGTTGAACTGTATTATAACAATGGCTTGCGCGGGAGTTCTCGCGCTCTTTATTTAAAGGGGAAAGTAACGTGAGTACGGGGCAGCTCATTCAAGAGTACGGAAGCGTCGGTGGCGCTGTGGCCCATTTTGGCGGCTCGATCCGGAAAGCCGCGAAAGCCGCTGGTCTTGACGAGAGCACCGTTCGTCGGTCGCTCCGGAAGGAGCAGGGCAACACCGTGAAGGGTAAGCACCCTGCCGGCATCGACGTTCACACACATCCGGCAGGCGCCGAGATCAGCCGCCTCCAGGACCGAGTTCGCACGCTTCAGGCCACGATTCAGTCCCAGCGCCGAGAGGACCTCACCGCCGAGTACGTCAAGGCCAAGATCATTGAGCTTCGGGATGCGAAGGTTTCTCCGCCGAAGTGGTTATCCTCGCCGAAGGCCGCCAAGGGGCGTTCCCAATCGGTGCCCACCCTGTTTGCTTCGGACTGGCACTTCGGTGAGGTGGTCAACCCGGCAGAGATCGGCAACGTCAATGAGTACAACGTTGAGATCGCGCACGTCCGCGCCCGCCGCCTCGTCAATAATGCGATCGACCTTCTCCGCAACCACATGAGCGGGGTTGACTACCCCGGCATCGTTTTCGCCCTCGGCGGCGACATGGTGAGCGGCGACATCCACGAGGAGCTGTCCGAGTCGAACGAGCTGGCGATGATGCCCATCATCATTGATCTCGTCGGCGTCCTGTCGTGGTGCATCAAGACGCTCGCCGACGAGTTCGGCGCCGTGTTCGTCCCGTGCGTGGTCGGTAACCATGGCCGCACCACGCGCAAGCCGCGCGCCAAGGGGCGGGTGTTCTCCAACTTCGACTGGCTGACGTACCAGTTGCTTCGCCGCGACTTTGTCAACGACCGGCGCATCACGTTCTCGATTCCCGATGGCAGCGACGTCACCTACAAGGTGTTCGGCACTCGCTACAATCTCAACCACGGCGATCAATTTCGCGGCGGTGATGGAATCATTGGCCCGATTGGTCCCATCGTGCGTGGAGATCAGCGCAAAAGAAGTCGCCAGAGCCAAGTAAATTCGCCCTACGACGTGATGATCATCGGTCACTGGCACCAGTACATCCACCTTCGCAAGCTCATCACAAATGGCTCTCTGAAAGGCTACGACGAGTACGCCTGGGTGAGCAACTTCCCATTCGAGCCGCCATCTCAGGCGCTATGGCTGACGCATCCGCAATACGGCGTTACCATTTCAATGCCCGTCTATGTTGACGAGAAGAAGGACCGCGTAGCCTCGGATTGGGTGTCAATTCCCGATGCGAAGGTTGCGGTGTCGGCGAAGCGCAAGGGGAGGCTCCACTAATGGCCCGGCTTCTGATCGGTTTCGTCGGCCCCAAGGGCGCCGGCAAGTCCACGTGCTGCGACCTCATCAGCGAGATCGCGGACGAGATGCGGGAGTCCGCCCTCGTTCCCGTCCGGCCGGTCACGAAGATCGCCTTCGCCGCCCCCCTCAAGCGGATGGCCATCGAGTTCGGCCTTCGCGAGATCAACGTCTATGGGTCGTCCGCCGACAAGGAAGCGCCGCTCGACATCCTCGCCGGCAAGTCGGCTCGCTACTTCATGCAGCGCCTTGGGACCGAGTTTGGCCGCGACTGCCTTGACGAGCGCGTCTGGGAGCGCGTCTGGGCACAAAGCGTCGACACTTGCCCGTCGCCCGTCATCACGTGCGACGACGTCCGCTTCTCGAACGAATCCACCGCCATCCGCTTCAAGGGCGGCACAATCATCCGCGTCATGCGCGCAAAGGGCGACCTGAAGGCTGAGCCGGAGCACCCAAGCGAGGCCTTTGCTCACCTGCACGCTGACCAGACTATCATCAACCCCTACACCAGCACCCGGATCGAACTGAAGCGCAAGCTGAAGCGGTTGCTGAGCAAGCAGATCAAGGCGGCTCTTGTCGAGAAGCCCGTTCTCGAGGACGCCTAAGGAGGCCCGTTGCGCAAGTCTGTATCGCGTTCGTCCAAGTCGACGCCCATTGCTGTGAAGGCTGCTCCAGAGCTGCTGAAAGCCCGGTCTCCCAAGGCCGGGCCGCCGCAGGTTCGACCCTTCACCGAGTTCTTCCAACAGCAGATTTTCGGCTACACGCCGCCATCGACCGGCGGCCTGCTGAAGCTGTACCAGACCAGCCCGCCAGCGCGCCTCATCGTGCACCGGATCGCCGCGTCGACCGCCCGGCCCGACTTCTACATCGATGGCCAGTACAAGATCGACACGACCCACCCATTTCTCGACTTCATCGAGGACGGCGGCCCCTTCCTGACCGGCTTCCAGTCGCGCCTCCTGCTCCAGGTCTACCTGGACCTCGTCGGCCGTTGCCCCGTCGTCATCGGCCGGCAGAACGGCGTGCCGGTGTCGTGGATGCCTATCCCGCCGATCTGGGTCACACAGCATGCGTTCAAGCCGGGCGAGCGGTGGCTGATCTCGCCGACGAACGGATCGCCCGTCTGGATTCCCTTCGACGACCTCATCATGTTCAAGGACGTCAACCCGGAAGACCCCATCCGGGACGGCGCCTCGACGACGCGCGCCGTGGCTCTGGAGCTCGAGCTGGACAAGGCCGTCTCCGAGCACGTCTACAACGTCCTGCGCAACCGCGCCCGGCCCGACGTCCTGATCACCGGCACGGAGAACAACGCGCTCTCCGAGACCGACGTGAACTCGCTCGAGCAGCTCTGGCGGGCGAAGTTCGGCGGCACCAACAAGGCCGGCAAGCCCGGCTTCTCGAAGGCGCCCCTGCAGGTCATCCAGTTCGGCGCCACCCTGAAGGACACACAGGTTGCCGAGCTGAAGAAGCTGCAATGGGCAATCCTGTCCCAGGCCTACGGCGTACCTCCGGAAATCCTGGGGAACATCGAGAACGCCAACCGCAGCACGATCGACCAGGCAGATACCCTGTTCGGCAAATACTGCATTGAGCCGCGCCTGATCAACCAGTGCAAGACCTGGGAGCGTTGGGCGCGAGCGGAGTGGTCGGACATCAAGCGCCGGTCCCTGCTGTTCGTCTCGCCGATCGACAAGAACAACCAGCACAACCTCAACACGATGTCAGCGGCGCCGTGGGCGTTCAATCAGAACGAATGGCGAGCGCTCGCCGGCATGAAGCCGGTCCCCAAGGGCGACACGGTCTTCCCGCCCATGGATCGCGGCCAGGGCGACAAGGCCGGCAGCGAGGAGGCTGGCGGCGACGGCAAGAAGCCGGCCGACCGCAGCGGCGCCCAGCCCAAGAAGAAGCCGGGCGGCAAGAAGGCGATCGGCGATCTCACGCTCGACGACCTCATGGCGATCTCCGGCGCGATCGACGAGCCCGAGACCAAGTCCGAGTGCCGCATGCTCCTCCTGGCCGCCATGAAGTCGGCGCTGGGTGAGGCGTTCGACGACGTCGTTGATGCTCTCGGCGGCGATGTCGAATTCCCGGCCGCCGTACTGGACTCGCATGCCCAGAAGATTGCCGGAGAGGCTATCGAGCAGATCAACGAGACCACGCGCGCGGCCATCATCGCCGTCCTCATGTCGGGCGCCAAGGCGTCCCTGGACGAGTTGCTGGCCTCCATCGGCGAGACCTTCGAGAAGGCCACCAACTCCAGGGCCGGCGTTATCGGCACGACAGAGGCCACCCAGCTTGGCGGCGTTGCCGGCATGGAGGCTATGAAGCTCGTGGGCGTCGAGACCAAGACGTGGATCACGGCCGGCGACGAGCGCGTTCGCGCGACACATTCGGCCCTGCACGGCCAGACCGTGAAGATGTCGGAGCCGTTCGTCGCTCCCGGCGGATACGCGGCCATGGCTCCAGGAGGCTTCGGTGTGGCAGCCCTCGACGCCAACTGTAGGTGCATCTCTATTCCTGGAGGCGAGAAGGATCAGGCGGCTTACGAGGCGGCCATGATCAAGTTCTATGACGCGGCGGCGGTAGCTCTCAAGGAAGCTGTTGTCGAGGTGTTCGACGTTCAGAAGCAGGCCGTCCAGTCGGCGGCCAGAAAGCGTAAGGTGTAAGCATGTTCAAGAATCTCAACGGCCAGGCGGCTGTGAAGTATTCCCTATCGGGCGACGTCAAGCGCGCGGCCGAGATGGACCCGAAGACGAGCCGGGCGAAGTTCGTCATTTCCACTGAGAACGTCGACCGCGTCGGCGACATCGTGCGCCAGAAGGGCTTGTCCCTGAAGACCTATGAGACCAACAACGTCGTTCTGTTCAACCACCGGCATGACGCGATCATCGGCAACGGTCACGCGCGCAAGAGCGGCACGACGACCTACGGCGATGTCGAGTTCATGGCGGCCGGCATCTCGCCGCTGGCCGACACCGTCAAGGCGATGGTTGGCGCTGGCGTCCTGAAGGCAACCTCGATCGGCTTCAAGCCGCTCAAGTACGAGGTGCGCCGGAATGAGGACGGCTACTTCATCGGCCTGGACATCAAGGAGAGCGAGCTGCTGGAATTCAGCATCGTCACGATCCCCGCCAATGCCGACTGCCTGTCCACCGCCAAGAGCCTGGGCATCGACATCGAGCACGTGAAGCAGCCGATCGAGGCCGCCCTGGACGAGTGGGACATGACGCCGATGGGCGTGATGGCGCCGCGCGACATCCTCGAGCGCGCCTATCAATCGGCCTGGGGCGGCAAGACGATCTCGGCGCCGGCCAACAGCGCAACGACGGTCGTGATCAAGGACGTCGTGGACGCTGCCGGAAAGAAAATCGGCTTCCTCATCGGCGAGGCGTTCTTCAAGCACAAGAAGGGCAAGAAGCTGCCGTCGATCGCCGCGCTCGATCTGCGCCAGCCGGAGCCCGAGCCCGTCATTCCTCCCGAGCCCAAGGAGGTCAAGGCTGCCGAGAAGCCTACTCACCGTCGCGTGTCGCGCGCTCATCTCGCACGCGCCATCGCACTCGCTGAAATCCGGATCCACTAAACGTCACCAGATTTCACATTTGAACTTGACTATGCCCTTTAATTAAAGCATATAGATCGGGCGCCAGATGATGTGTTGTACCGCTTCTCTGGCCCCGGTTTTTCACCAGGAGTTCCCCGTAAAATGTCGGATCGCTTGAAGCGTTTGCACGAGCGCAAGAAGTCGCTTGTTGCCACGATGAAGTC